CTGCATACTGTCTTGTTGATTAGTAAAGACTCAGTGCTCCATGAAAGAGCACACCACCGTCCACAGCCCCCTTTGTCGGGAGCGACAATGGAAACCGGTGGGAATTGTCGTTGTTTTTCTCGCTGTAGAACAATAACAGCGCCTGACCAAAAGTAGGTCGGTCCCAAAAACTCTTATCTCGCCGAACTCGGTAATCCTAAGATCCGCGGACGTGACAGAGTTAAAGGGGAACCCATCAGTGTAATTCCTGACTGGGCGTGAACGTCATGGGAGGATAATCCTCCATATTTCTAACAGTAATGACGTCAACATAGTTACGGAAATAATGTATCCACGTGGGACGCATTAATTCCATTATTTCATTACAATCCAAAGGAGAGAGATCATTTTTATGGTCCAAATAGAACTCTATCTTACTCTGTAATCCAATGGAGACACCGTACAAATCCTCGACAAGAACACGAGTGCGGGGAAGGATAGGACGGCGCATTATCTGCTGAATTCTTGGGAAAGTCATGTAAGCGTACATAGTCAATAATTGCTCACGCTCATAAAGTGGTACGGTCATTGCATGTTTGTACATCCTGGTAGCTGAAACGGGAACGGTATTACGAAGAGCGTAAAAGCCCAAACTCCTCAGAATCGGACAACCGGGGTACTCATGAAGCAATGACAATGCTTTAGAACGGAGCAAGAGATTTAATTTTGACAGTGAAGCACCTGCATATTTTCCAGTGGTCCACCCGAATGTAACAAGGGACTCACGGGGATCAGCGACAACTTGAAGGTCTTGGGGATCAAACACCATGCCACAGAAGGACATAGTGTGAAGATGCTCATGTATCTGCATCTTTATCGTGAATCCGAGGCGGGCAAAGACATCAGCGGTCGGCCAGATCCCTATGGCACGGCACGCACCGTCGTCTCCCTCAAAGATTCCACGAAACTTCTGCATTCTAAGCAGGACTTTGCACACGAAGGACATTAATACACAATTGGTGAATCCATTTCCTAGTGAAGTGCACATGTCGCCTGACATTCGTTTAGCTCTAACTATGATTGTAAAATATTTAAAGGAGCATTCGTTAAAACCACATATGAATAAATTGAACAGATCCATAAAAAGATCGTGGTCCGGTAACAAACTGGTCATGTAATCATAAAGTTCTCCTTCGGCAGCTTGCATTATCATCTCAATAAAATGGGCTTCAAAGAAACTGAAGTCTGTGGACGAATAGCTAGCTCCGGGCATAAGGAGACGCTCTAAGATATACCTAGGACGGTCTGGAACTGGAATATGTTTTATGAATTCGGGAAGTTCAAAAAGTGCATTCTCTATGTGGTGGAATATCGGGCCAGTGGCACACTTAAACTCATCAACACGGGAGTTTATAGATCTAGGGTACTTGTACTCAGGGTAGACCTCATCTTTGCAAAATGACTTGACTAACGCGTATCTAAACTGTGTGGATTTGTTGACACATGGTGGTTTGTCACGCTTTTCGAAGATTGACACGGTTTCGTCAAAAGCTTTTTGCAGCTGGTCTTTGCGCCATCGCGGGTAAGGTCTTTCTTTGAGCCAGGATTCTACTGTAACATCGGTATCCGGGGGCAAGGGTTTTAATTTCTTCCTGATCCACTTTCTGACGTAAGTGCGAAACTGCGATAAAAGCAGTGGTTCAGGGTCGGGAGTTTTACTTGCAAACCTATACAGTGCTCCCTCGCACACTGAATAGGGATCGCTATCTGGGTGCGGCATTGCGGCACCTATCACAATGTTACTCCATTGCGGTACGATATGTAAGTCTGCCAAACAAACTCCTCTAGTTCCGCATTGGCGGCCAGTAGGTTGTAAAACCGGCGGCGAATGTAGCCCTTGAGAAGTGTGAAAGGAACGTACGGCTTGGATTTTGGAGAGACAAGTTGTGATTGCAACGATCGGCCCCAGACTGACCTGAGATGGCGGACGGCGAGTCCAGTTGTAATCATAGTTACAACGAACAAAAGTGGAATCGTCAGGTTCCCTTTGGGGGGGGAGGGTGACTTCTCCGACTCTATAGCCGTAGGCGACGATGGTAGGGCGTCTGGGGCTTGGTGGTTTTTCAGGAGCTCATTACTTCTTTTCTTATGGCTGATGAGGTGATTATGATAGGCGATCGCTAGTTTCATAGAGCCTTGTTGGACTGACTGGCCTTCATGATAAAGATGGCGGTCAAATCCCACACAAGACATAGTAGAAATAGCTCTATTAATACGAGCTACTGCTGTATTGTGGTCTACAAGGACACTAACATTACTAGTGTGGACAACCTGAGCTGCCAATTCTGGGCATGCTACAAAGGTCTCTTTTTCCAACCTCATGGGCCATGTATCATTGATCCAAGCGGTGTAAGGGGACATGGCGAACAGGGGTCTAAAGGTGTTTTTAAAACCCCCAATCTCCGTGTACTCATATACAGCTCGGGCTCCTGTATACAACAAATTTCCTCCCTTCAAAAAGGTCGGGCGTTTATCAGCGGGAGGATTAGGTACCACTGAAACGCATCTCAACGAATGGTACTTGTTGAGTGAAAGGCCGCACCACCCAATTAGGCCCCAAAATAAATTATTACACATAACTAGGGCTAACCAAAGAAACAAGGCGCTGTGGGTTCTCGACGGCAAATTTATGAACTGATAAAGGAAAGCTTTGAACACTCCTCTTAGTCCAGTCGATGGCAGTGAGTTATGCAATGGAATTAGCACAACATTAGGTATTCGCCACACAATGGACATAATCTTGAATGTTAACTTACTCACTATGGAAAAACCCAAAAAGTGAATAGTGCTCCTTAGGGCATGGAATAAACATGTCTCGTTAGCAGTCGCTCCTGTGTTCGGTATATGGGAGAGGGGTCCTGATCTCCAGTGTAGTGTGTGCAGGCTTGGTAAACCTTGCGTATAAGATTCGACGGTAGGTCCTTTGGGCCCAGTTAATGGCCTGCCGCCGTCTCCTTTTGGGTTACTATCATCGGGGGCATTTGGATCATCGGGGTGATCTGGTGGTAGTGGGGCATCTCGGTAGGATTCTTCCAAAAGCTGGCTTTCTACTAGACCTTTGTGGTCTCGTGTGCTTCTGTCTGACTTCTTCCTTGATTCCACACTAATCTTAGATTCTTTGTAGTACTGACGGTCGTGCTTGAACATACAATGGGAACGAAAACAACCTCCCATGGCGTAATCACGACAAATGCCGGGAATTTGTCGAACAATCTTGATGCACTCATCGTGATTCTTGTCGTCCATTAGGCGGTTCTTGTGTCGAAATTTGCACTTCTCCTTTTTAGTACAGATACCAACATAATAATGCAAGCAATCATCAGGAGATAATTTAGGCACAACGGCTCTACCATTAGGGAGCACAGTTCTTTGTCCGGGTCTAAAGTTCAATTTGGCCAAGAGTGGACTGTTTCTGTCCTCGTCATCGGCCCAGCTACTACCGTAGTCATATTTACCTCTATTACTATTATCTGCACTATAGTAAGAGTCCATTATTCTATCTTCCTCCTCGCGATCTCGATAGTATTGTTTTTCATATTCCTCATATTTCCTCCTCTCTGCTTCTGTCATATCCAACTCTCCACTTGATAAAGAACCAAAATCACTCGCGGTGTCAAGTCCACTGGAATCGCTTCCAGCTACATCACTTTCGCTCATACTTGTTGAGTTAGGTGATGCAACACTTCCTTGAGTTGATTTTGTGGTTGTTTTGTTATTGTGTTTTGTGGTTGTTTTAACAGTTTTATGGGAACTAGATGTCGCACAGATCTCGGGTTTACCCTTCCGAGCATCTGGCCGGTTACCCTCAGTCATCACCACCTGGTTCGTTACACCAGACGGCTGGTTGGAGCTCGCGCTCTTCCCTGATGAGGTTTCCGTATTTCCAACATTTGTAAAAGACTTTTCCATTGTTGTTTGTAGACGATTTGTTTGGCTGTGTTTCCCCCTCATGGTTGCCATCCATGAGAGGGGCTTTGGGGGCGCTTGATCAGCGAATGTTCCCCCTTTCGTTCAGACTTTCGTCCAGATGCAAGTCCCGTCCAAGGGGAGTCGATGCCTGTCCACGCCAAGTGGAGTCAGTTTCCGGAGTCTACACGCGCTACGCTGTCCTTATCAAACGGACGCGGCGGGCCTCATTGCTTTCGGTGCGGAGGTCCCAATGGGCTTAATCCCCCTTGTAACACCGGGCCGGGTGTCCAGTCCAAGTGGAGTCACCATGATGTATTAGTGAGTGATTCTTCATACATCTTTTGAAGAATACGCTATTATAAGCTGCAAAGCTGAAGACTTATCGAGTAACTCATTCTCGCAAGTCTTGAGAGTCGAAGTGCACAACATTAGGCAAGCGTACGACGACGCCTAGGTAACCTCTTCGCTTTCAATTCCGAAGCAGGTATTCTTATCTTCTTTACTGGTTGTTGTTGTAGTGCACTCCGGGCCTGCCTCATGTTAACTGGTATATAACCGGGCGGGTGTGCGGAGACAAGTCCACCATTCCTCCTAATAGCCGCAACACGGCGGCGGATGTCTGCCTTTTGTGCTGTCTGATTGATAGACATGAGGCCTCCTCCTGCTACTCCTAATGCTTTACCTACCATACCGGCACCTGGAACTATCAGGTCCAGTGCGGTTCCGACTGCTGGGGCCCAGTTCTTGAACGTTCTCATTATGTCATTAAACCAGTCTCCAAGTGCGTTGTTCGCTAACATTGTGGCTGTGGGCATTTCTGACATAATACGAGAGTACATCTCAAGAATCACGGGGTCATGAGACGGTGAGGGGTAAGTAAGAACCATCAGGTCCTGATTGTCTGTGGTGGGTGATCTCTCTATATAATACCTGACTGTAACTTGCAAGGTAGTTTGATCTGAGAGACCTGCGAACACAGATCCATTAATGTCCCAGGGAAGGACATGTTGAGAGGGGCCAAACACATAGGAAGCTGGTATTCCGGCACGGGTTACGCTGGAGCAGTAACTCACTCGGGGTGTGTTGGCTAAAAGGGCTGCCGTTCCTATCTCCGATTGGAGCGCAGCATATGATGGACAAGGTGAGACTAATGGGTTGTCAATGGACGAGAGAGTCGATACTGAATAGACTCCATGAACAGCTTCCCACGTGGTGCTGTCTGGAACTAGCGCAGCTGCTGATTGGTTTGGTGGGGCCAAGCTTCCATACTCACAAGGAATGTATGCTACGATACTATTCAGTGGGTCGAGCTGGTTAACACGCGCTTGCAACTGGCCATGTTCTACAACACAGGGGACGCGATAGCTGGTAACAGAGCCTTGGGCGAAATTCGGGGCGGTGGTGTTGGCGACTTCAAAACCGGCAGCAATCATCCTCCATTGGCCATTCTGGTACGCTCTAGGAAGAGCCACACCTGAGCCAACGTTTGAAGTTGATTGATACCAAGAACCGTTATTCGGTGTCGTCAAGACGTTCATGCCACTCATTAGGAATTCATTGTTCTCATCTGCGGCCAGGACTGTTGAACCTTCATTGTCTCGAAAAGAAAAAGCTAAGTCAAAATTTGGGTTCCCTCCAGGTACTCCAGAAGGAGAGAACCGTCCAAAATTGGCTGATACGGGTGCTAGAAAAACGTGTGCATCCCAAAGCTGGCCTGTGCCTGGCGTTGGGGAGGATACTGATATGGTCTCGGTCACCGTCTGCACCACTACTCGAGATGCAACTATGTCTGGAAATCCACAGACACGTACATCTGAGTCATGAAAAGGGTCGGTGGCTGCAATTAGCCACGCCACTCCCTCGGGTGATACAGTTTTGGTTTCAAGCATTCGGTCTAGTATCCGTCTTGCTTCTCTGGGCATCCTTTGTGATGTCATTTTTATGTTTAGCTTCTTAGAAAA